CTTCTGGTTAGCACTTAGTCCCTCGTATACGGCTCCGGGTCCATGTCTAAACATACCTTCATGCACAGGCTTAGAACTAAGCGTGGGCAAGATAAGTTTAGACACCCTCCCAATGAGATGATCAAGTCTATCAGGCAAAATAACCTGTTTGGCAAGTTCATCACAGCGGAAGAATTCAGTAACTGCTTCAGAATGAAGCTTATCGACTTCATCCTGTTGCAACTGAATCTTCTTAAAGAGTCTCAAGAGCTCTCTTATGCACTTGAGAACGCCCACGTCGGCGTTATCTTTAAGAATACCGGAGAGCGGTTCGAATACTTCACAGAACATACCTGAGAGAAATCTCGGGATTGTTCCCCGTCTCACTCGTTTAAAGTGAGAAGGGCAGGTGAACTTTCCAGTTGAAAGCCCTACAAGTAGGGCCTCATCTAGAGAAAGTAAAGCCACGGTTAGGAAACCGTAGCCTTCGTTTTCGAACCTCTTCTTGATCGTATCAAGATCACGATCAAGGCCTTTCACATCAGGATTCAGCCTTCTGAAATCATCCAGAAGGCTGGCCAGGAGTGCTATCGGACTTTTCATCAGTACCTCCTTGAGGATTCTGATTCCGAGTCGGTGCCTCCGGTCCAGGGACATATAGTCCCTTAACGCCTAGGTCTAGCGACCTGGTTCTATCAGAGGTACCTGAACAGCCAGCCATCACCGCAAACAAAGCGAAGATGGAAGCTAACAGGAACCCCCGAATGAACCAAGCTATAGCAAGATCATGATAGTACATCCCAGTAACTCCAGTTTTCTAACTATACAAGTATAGCTAGAGGAGGGACTTCAAAGATGCACTACGCCTGAAACTGCAAGAGCTTGGCGGTTGTAACTTCGGCGTCATCACGATAATCGGTCAAGGCTTTCGCCAAGGCCACCATATCAGCATCGGTAAAACCGAAGCTGGGACGGGAAATCGTGATGGATACAGAAGCAACTTGCTTCTTCGTCAGACCAGAATAAGGGTCGACGGCATTCACCACTTTGGTCATCTGAACATAGTGGCGAGAACCGCCTGCCTTAGTCTTCTGATGATTGGTGACAACGGTATAACCGTTGCCGCCAGTATCAACTCGCTCCGAACCATAGCCATCGGATTTCACAATAGCGAAAACCAATGCTGGGGTCGGGGCGGCTGCGACGATAGATACGGGATCGGGAAGCATAGACGTCTCCTTGTGGAATAAATGTTAACTCTTTGGACGGAATGTCCGAGAGTCTAACGCCTGAGTTCTTTGCGCTAGCAAAGCGCCCAGGATAGACTTCTGGTAAGCCGTCAAACCTGACGGCACAGAAGTTAGTTTCACATCAAGAATTGTCGCAACATCACTACGAGTTTGACACTCATAGTTCAATACTGACTGATGACGGTTATACACAACTGTGGTAACCGGAACCGGCGCAGTAGGGAAGACATTGTCTGACGTTGTGAAATTCGACTTTGAGGTGAAATCCGTGATTAATCTCCCGCTTGTTCGGCAGGAAATTAATCCCCAGTTGATCAGACTCGGATCATGGTTAATATCATCGATCAATTCGATGTAATTACCAAGGCCCGTAAACCAATCAACTAGCCAAGTCCACGGAACTAAATTATAAACATCCGTGACACGAGGTCGGATTCCAATTCGGTCCAAATAATCATTGAACCGAAATGACGGCACATTCAAGGGAGGAAAATCGAAAGTAGCGTTTACAACTAAACGCACTTCTGACTTCCTCTCAAGACGAGACTTTGTGAACGGATAACCGTACTCAAGTCCCGAGATGTCGTACTCAAAGCCCGAGACGTCCGCTACGGCGCTCTCGAAAGTTCGAGAGACCCGAAACGTTGTTGGTTTGCCGTTTCGCAAGATCAAAAAGTTATAACGCTTTGCGATCTTACCAGGGGCATCCAACAAGTCCATAAGGTCTTTGTAAGTTTGTTTCCATCCGAAATGAAACGATAAGTATTCATTCGGAAGGTCCTTAGCCGTTCTCTTTAGATCAAAAACAGATCTTTGGAGCTTCGGTCGAGTACCAAGAGAAACAAAGAGACGACGGAAATCAGAAAGAGTTTTCTCTAATTGGAGAACACTCCTAGGGATATCCCGCAGCTCCGCTAAGTTCCTAAAGAGGGTGTAGTCCCGTCGAAACGGGCTCCAACCTCTCAGCATTGATATCGCATGCTTTTGGCAAAGTGCCTTGGCATAAGTTATCTCTGAGGAACGAAGCGCATTCAAAGTACCATTGGACAACACGCTACCAGTGGGATACTGTTCATCGCGAAGTAAATCATAGCCACCTGACATATTGTTATGTCCGCCACCAATGGCGGAACATGACGGGTCAACTGGACTATTATTTACATAGATGGTAGTATTCCGAGACTCCGCACGAACAACCCTTGGAGGACTATGAATGAAAGACTTGAACATTTCAAGTTCCCCATTCCTAGAACCTATAAGACGAGTTCTACGCGTAGTATCCTTGAGAACATCAGGCAACGGATCTTGGGACCGAAGTCCCCCGATCTGTGGAGCCTGCTGTACAATGACGTAGGATTGCTTAGGGTCCCAACAAGCTGAGATCAAACCGAAATTCGGATTTTGAGCCCAGGTTCGCCGGTCCCTAGTCAAGGTATGCTTCCGCGGCTGTAAAACAGACGCAGTTTGGCGATACTTTGTCCTACTCACTTTCGAAATTGCTTCGGTACCTACCTTAAACTGGTAAGTCGGATCTATTGCAATAGCAAAAGACCGAATTACAGAGAAAGGTATATACTTTAGCAAGAACGACTCAAGACCAGTAGCGTCTTTAACTAGCGTTGCATACCGATACTCATATAATTTATGAGGGTCATATCCTTCAGGAAGTCCCCGGGTATCATACCTGGTTTCTCCGGTTAGATAAATCGGCATGGCGCTAGTCTCCTACTGATGTGAAAAGGCATGCCCTGTTAAAATAAACAGGACAATAGTGCAACTTCGCACTAGCAGACCCCGCG